ACAACGGGTTCGGGCATCTGGTGATGGACCGTGCGGTGACGCTGGCCGGGGAAATCGCGCAGGATCAGGGGGTTGGATGGGTCGGCGCACGGATGTCGAACCATGCGGGCGCGGCGGGGGTGCATGCGCTGCGGCTGGCCGAGGACGGATTGGTGGGGATCTATCTGGCGGTGGGGAATGCCAACCACATGGCGCCCTGGGGGGGGATCGAGCTGCTGTTGTCGACCAATCCGATTGCCATTGCGGTACCTGGAGAAGGGGGGCCGGTGTTGCTGGATATGGCGACGACGGTGGCGGCCTATGGGAAGGTGAAGCTGGCCGCCGACCGGGGCGAGATGATGCCCGAAGGGTGGATGATCGACCGGGAGGGCAATCCGCTGACCGACCCGACGAAGGTGGAGGGAGGGTCGCTGTTGCCCATCGGGGGGCCGAAGGGGTTCGGTCTCGCGCTCATGTTCGGGTATCTGGCGGGGACGCTGAACGGGGCGGCATTTGGCAGCGATGTCATTGATTTCAATGCCGATGATGGCAGTGCGACCAATACCGGGCAGGCGGTGATCGCGGTCGATCCGGGGGCCTTTGGTGACCCGTCGGCGTTCCGGCGGCAGGTGGACGTCGTGCGGCGCGAAATGACGGGGTCGGCGCTGCGGCCCGGGTTTGACGAGATCCGGTTGCCGGGTGACCGGGCGCTGCAGGAGCGGGAGAAGCGGTTGGCGGAGGGCGTGCCCGTGCCGGAGGGGTTGCGCGGGCGGCTCAACGCGCTTGCGGCGGGGCACGGGATCGCGGGGCTGTAAGGCGCCTCGGGACGGTGTGAAGGGGGCGGTCTGGGGGGCCGCCCCTTTGCGTTGGGGGGGGGCGTGGGTTGCACCCACCCTTCGTCGCGGGCGGAGAGGACAGAGGGGGGCGCTGCCCCCCGCCTGCGGCCCCCCCGGGATATTTGGGGACAAAGAATGAGGGGTGGGGCCGGTCGTTGTGACGGAAGCGGAGGCGGTCGCGCCGGGGGCGGCGCGGGCGGGAGCGGGGTGTTGCGCGGGGGGGGTGGGGCGCGCGGTGCCGCAGGGGGGGGGTAAGGCGCAGGCGTCATGGTGGCTGCATCGATCTTGAGCGGCAAGGCATGGCGGAGGCGCGGGTGTTCGACTTTCTGAAGCGGCAGGGTCCGGCGGAGGTGGTTGCGGTTCCCGAGGTGAAAGCCTCGGCGGCGGGGGGCGTGATCGCCTGGGCGGGCGCGGGGCGCGCGGTCTGGGGGCCGCGCGATGCCGTGTCGCTGACCAAGGCCGGGTTCTGTGGCAATCCGGTCGGGTTTCGCGCGGTGCGGATCATTGCAGAGGCGGCGGCGGCGCTGCCCCTGATCCTGCAGGATCGCAAGCGGCGCTATGACGTGCATCCTGTCCTTGACCTGCTGGGACGGCCCAATGCCGTGCAGGGGCAGGCGGAACTGCTGGAGGCGCTTTATGCGCAGATCCTGCTGACCGGGAATGGCTATGTCGAGGCAGTGGGCGAGGAGGGGCTGCCGGTCGAGCTGCATGTGCTGCGGTCGGACCGGGTCAGCATCGTGCCGGGGGCGGATGGCTGGCCGGTCGCCTATGACTATGCCATCGGCGGGCGCAAGCACCGGTTCCGTGTGGGCGAGGGCGTGAGCCCGGTCTGCCATATCCGCAGTTTCCACCCGCAGGACGACCACTATGGCCTGTCGCCCATGCAGGCGGCGGCGCAGGCGCTGGATGTGCACAATTCTGCGTCGCGCTGGTCGAAGGCGCTTTTGGACAATGCGGCGCGGCCTTCGGGGGCCATCGTCTACAAGGGTCTGGATGGGCAGGGGAGCCTGTCCCAGGACCAGTACGACCGGCTGGTGGGCGAGATGGAGAGCCTGCATCAGGGCGCGCGGAATGCGGGCCGGCCGATGCTGCTGGAAGGGGGGCTGGACTGGAAGCCGATGGGGTTTTCGCCCTCGGACATGGAGTTCCAGAAGACCAAGGAGGCGGCGGCGCGGGAGATCGCGGTCGCCTTCGGGGTGCCGCCGATGATCCTGGGGATTCCGGGGGATGCGACCTATGCGAACTATCAGGAGGCGAACCGGGCCTTCTATCGGCTGACGGTGCTGCCGTTGGCGGGGCGGGTGCTGGGGGCTCTGGCGAACTGGCTGGAGGATTTCACCGGCGAGAGGCTGGAGCTGCGGCCGGATGCGGACCAGGTGTCGGCGCTGGCCGCCGAGCGGGATGCACAATGGGCGCGGGTGGCGGCCGCGGATTTCCTGACGGCAGAGGAGAAGCGGCGGCTCTTGGGCCTGCCGCCTTTGGCCGGGAGCGCCGCCGATGGCCGATGAGCGGGGATATGGCGCGCCCTTTGCCTGCGCGCCGGGGATGCGGCTGGAAGCGCATGAGAAGCTGTCGGCGCTGCAGATCGCGCAGATCAACGGCGAGCTGGACCGGGTCGAGGCGCTGGTCGAGCGGATCGAGAAGCGGCTGTGGCTGGCCGTCTATGGCGTGGTCGCGGTGATCCTGTCGGAGGCCGCGCAGTCGATCATCCATTTCGGACCCTGAGGAGGGATCATGCAGCTGGAGCACAAGTTCTGCCGGCCCGAGGGCGGCGTCACCGTGGGCGAGGGGGCGGTCATTTCGGGCTATGCCTCGCTGTTCGGGGCGGCGGACCAGGGCGGCGACGTGGTGGAGCGGGGGGCCTATGCGGCCTCGCTTCGCCGGACCGTGGAGGCGGGCGGGCGGGTCAAGATGCTGTGGCAGCATGACCCGGCGCGGCCTATCGGCGTCTGGGACGAGGTGCGCGAGGACGAGCGCGGCCTCTGGGTCAAGGGGCGCATCCTGACGGATGTGGCCCAGGGGCGCGAGGCGGCGGCGTTGGTGGGGGCGGGGGCGATCGACGGGCTGTCGATCGGCTACCGCACGGTCAAGGCGCACAAGGACGAGGCGGGGCGGCGCAGGCTGGCCGAGGTGGAGCTGTGGGAAGTGTCGCTCGTGACATTCCCGATGCTGCCCGAGGCGCGCGTCGCGGCCAAGCAGGATGACGGCGGGGCGCAGGCGATGCGCGCGCTGGCAGAGATCTTTCGCCGGGCCGGGCGGGAGATGGGGCGGGCGGCGGAAAAAGGGATCGGGCGATGACCGATATGGCGGTGCCGGAGGGGTCTCCGGCGGCGGAACTGATGACGGCGATGGCGGGTTTCGTGCGCGAGTTCAAGGGCTTTGCGGACGGAGTTCAGGTGAAGCTTCAGGAACAGGACGAACGGATGATGAAACTGGACAGAAAGTCGATGCTGGCGGGGGCGCGTCCGCATCTGGCGGTGGCGGCCGAGGTGGAGCCGCCGCACCAGAAGGCGTTTGCGGCCTATCTGCGGGCCGGGGATGACGACGGTCTGCGCAGCCTTGAGATCGAGGGGAAGGCGCTGAGCACGGCTGTGGCCGCCGATGGCGGGTATCTGGTCGCGCCGCAGATGGCCGAGACGATCCAGGGCGTGCTGTTCGGGTCGGCGTCGATCCGCGCGGTGGCCACGGTCGTGAACGTCGATGCGACGGCCTATGACGTGCTGGTGGACCGCACCGAGACGGGGGCGGGCTGGGCGTCGGAGACGGCGGCGGTCACGGAGACGGCGACGCCGGTGATCGAGCGGATCACGATTCCGCTGCATGAGCTGTCGGCGCTGCCAAAGACGTCGCAGCGCCTGCTGGACGATGCGGCGTTCGACATCGAGGCCTGGCTGGCCGCGCGGATCGCCGAGAAGTTCGCGCGGGCGGAGGCGGCGGCCTTCGTCAACGGCAACGGCGTGGACAAGCCCAAGGGGTTCCAGGACTATCCGAAGGTCGCGAATGCGTCCTGGGCCTGGGGCTCGCTGGGCTATGTCGCGGGGGGCAATGCGTCGTCGGTGGTGTCGACGGACCCGCTCGTCGACCTCGTCTATGCTTTGGGGGCGGAGTATCGGGCGGGGGCGACCTTTGTCATGAACTCCAAGACCACGGGGGTGATCCGCAAGCTGAAGGATGCGGACGGGCGCTATCTGTGGTCGGACGGGTTCGCCGCCGGCGAGCCTGCGCGGCTTCTGGGCTATCCGGTGCTGATCGCCGAGGACATGCCGGATATCGCCGCCGGGGCGCATCCGATTGCGTTCGGGAACTTTGCGCGCGGCTATACCATCGCCGAGCGGCCGGACCTGCGCGTGCTGCGCGACCCGTTCTCGGCCAAGCCGCATGTGCTGTTCTACGCGACCAAGCGCGTGGGTGGGGCGGTCAGCGACTTTGCGGCGATCAAGCTGCTGCGCGTCGCGGTGAGCTGATCTGGCGGCGGGGCGGGGTCATTTGGCCCCGCCCCTGACGGGCCGAAGCGTCAAGCGGAGTGAGGGACCATGCTGGTCGAGGTAACGGGCGTGCCGGATGCGGCGCTGCCGGTGGCGCGGTTGCGCGAGCATCTGCGGCTGGGAACGGGGTTCGGCGAGGACGGGTTGCAAGACCCGGTGCTGGCCGGGTTCCTGCGCGCCGCGATGGCGGCGATCGAGGGGCGGACGGGCAAGGTCCTGATCGCGCGGGATTATCTGTATACGCGGGCCGGGTGGGGGTTCGCCGACCGCCAGCCTTTGCCAGTCGCGCCGGTGAGCGTGGTGACTGCTGTTGCCGTGGCCGATGCGGGCGGTTTGGAGGCGGCCCTGCCGGGGGCGGCCTGGCGGTTGGTGCATGATGCGGCGCGGCCCGTGGTGGCGGCGTTGGGCGCGGCGTTTCCCGCCGTTCCGCAGGGGGGCGAGCTGCGCATCCGGTTTCGTGCGGGGTTTGGCGATGCGTTCGCCGCTGTGCCCGCCGATTTACAGCAGGCGGTGATGATGCTGGCGGCGCATTACCACGAGTTCCGCCACGATACCGGGCTTGGCGAGGGCTGCATGCCGTTCGGCGTCACGGCGCTGATCGAGCGGTTCCGGGTGGTGCGGATCGGGGGCGGGGCATGAAGCGGCTGCCGATCCTTTCGCGGAAGCTGACGCTCGAATCCGCGACGCGGGTGGCGGATGGCGCGGGTGGCTGGGCCGAGACCTGGGGGCCGCTGGGTATCCTGTGGGCCGAGATCAGGCCGGGCCGGGGACGCGAGGCCACGGGTGAGGCGGGGGCGCTGAGCCGTGTGCCCTGGCGGATCATCGTGCGCGCGGCACGGCCGGGGTCGGTGGCGCGGCCTGTCGCGGGGCAGCGGTTCCGAGAGGGCGCCCGGCTGTTCCGGGTCCTGTCTGTCGCGGAGGCGGATGCGGCGGGGCGGTATCTGGCCTGCGAGGCCGAGGAGGAGACGGGGGCATGAGCTATGCGCTGGCGGGAGCGTTGCAGGCGGCGGTCTTTGCCCGCGTAAGCGGAGATGCCGTGGTCGCGGGGCTGGTGGGCGATGCTGTCTATGACGCGGCCCCACCAGGAGTTTTGCCGTCGCTCTTTGTCTCGCTGGGGCCGGAGGTCGTGCGGGACCGGTCGGACAAGACGGGCGCGGGGGCCGAGCATGAGTTCACCGTATCCGTGCTGTCGGATGCGGCGGGATTTGCCGCAGCCAAGGCGGCGGCTGGCGCGGTGTCGGATGCGCTGGTCGGCGCGGACCTGACCTTGGCGCGGGGGCGGCTGGTGGGCCTGTGGTTCCTGCGGGCCAAGGCCGCGCGGGTGGGCAGCGGCGAGCGGCGGCGGATCGACCTGACGTTCCGGGCGCGGGTCGAGGACGTCTGATTTCAACCTATCGAGGAGGGTGCTGCGATGGCGGCCCAGAACGGCAAGGATCTTCTGGTCAAGATCGACATGAACGGCGAGGGGCTGTTCGAGACGGTCGCGGGGCTGCGCGCGACGCGGATCAGCCTGAATGCGGCGTCTGTCGAGGTGACGTCGCTGGAGAGCGCAGGCGGGTGGCGCGAACTGCTGGCGGGGGCCGGGGTGAAGACGGCCAATATCTCGGGGTCGGGCATCTTCAAGGATCAGGCCACGGACGAACGGGCGCGGGCCATATTCTTT